GTGATGGCCGTCATGCGCTGCTGCTTGTGCCCAAACCAATCTTGTCTTAGAGCCGCTTGACTTTCTAGGAATGTCAGCAGATCGTTCGTGTTTTTTATTGTCGTCACTTGTCTTATTCTTCAGTTGGAGGCGGCGCTGCTGGAGCTTTTGCCGGATGCGCTTCTGCCAGGACAGACAACACTACATGCTCAACCGTGCCCGGTTTTGCCTTTGCAAGTGCCGCAGCGACTTCCGCAGGGTCAACCATTTGGGCACGGGCGAGAGCTTTGATGTCTGCCCGTGCATCAGCAATCTCATCGATGATTGCTTTGAGTGCCATTAGCTGTTGCTCCAACCGTATTGGTTGCCACGGGGATGGATCGTAAAGATCGCCTTAGCTTCAGCGTTGGGCTGGGCATCAATCTGGAAATTGCTGACTCGGCCATTGAACGCAAAAGCAATCGTGTTTGTGCCGTCATAAGACGCAACCACAAACGTGCGATCCACCGTGCCGTTGTACGCATCAGAACGAATCTGAAGAATCGCGGTATCAGAAGGATTCCACGCAGCGGTGATCGTCATGCTGGTCGGGGCAGACTGCGTGGGAATCTTGTCCGACTGGCGTGAGCCAGCGACAGAGAAGTTTGCCATCGCATCGTCCATGCCATAAGCAGGGACAGCCTCAACCGGCAACAGCACGCCAGCAGTGCCAGTGCCGCCAGCAGCAGTGCCCACAATCGTGGCGACCTGAGCAGACCACACCGAAAGATTGGCCGTGCTAAAGGGCGTGGGAGTTGCGGCAGACTGCATCCACAGCGAGCCACTAAAGCCTGGAAGAATCTTGTTTGGAAGTGCCATGATTTACCTCAAGCGTTGTTGGACCAGCCGTACTGGTTGCCACGGGGGTGAACGGTAAAGATTGCCTTGGCTTCGGCATTCGGTTGTGCATCGATCTGGAAGTTCGACACACGGCCATTGAATGCGAAATAAATTACGTTGCTGCCTTCGGTGGCGGCAATCACAAACGTGCGGTCCACGGTGCCGTTGTAAGCATCGGTACGCATTTGCAGAATGTTGGCATCGCTCGGGTTCCAAGCAGCCGTGATGGTCATGCTGGTGGGCGCCGATTGAGTCGGAATCTTGTCTGATTGACGCGAGCCGGCCACCGAGAAGTTAGCCATTGCGTCATCCATGCCAAACGCAGGAACCGCTTCAATGTTGAGTTGATTGCCAGACACGGCAATCGGAGACACGCTCGCCACAAGCGAAAGTTGGGCAACGGTCAACGGGGTGGGAGTTGCGCCAGATTGGGCGTACATCGCCGCAGAAAAACCCGGCAAGACTTTATTCGGAAGTGCCATTTTTCAATCCTTCAAGTGGTTGAACAAGTCTTGTCTTACGTTGGAATGTATAAGGTGCAATCTAGAAAGATTTGCGCCATCTTTTCTGTGTTGTCGTAGGAGTTGTATAGCCAGAATACATCTGCCTTCGACACATTAAATCCAGTCGGCCCACCAAATTGACCACTGTATCCATGCAGAGATTGTAGTATTTGGTTGGAAATTGTGAACCCGTCTTCGATCACTTGCGTGAAGATACTGATCTGGAAAACCGGCGTGTCAATGCCTTTGACCGACTGCACCGGACCCGTATAGACGGGCTGGTGAATGCTTCGCGCCATCCAAGTGATGAACTTGGGCTGCGTGGCGAAGTTGCGGTTGAAGGCGGCATAAACCGGCACCGGGTTGACGATCTGCTGCAACTGGTACTGAATGGCTTTGCCGATGGCAACTGGGTTTTGCTGAGATGCCATTAGACAGCCACCACCGGATCGTTGCGATAGCACATGAACGTCACTGTCATCCGGTCGTTTGCTTCCCGGCAGTCAGTGATACGCCAGTCATGGCCGCGCCAGTTGAACGAATACAGGTCTTGCCGGTCAACGATTTGCTTGACGTTCGGCGTGTAGTTCAGCGTCATCTGCACCAAGTCTTGATACAGACGATACCGATCAGAAATCTTCAAGCTGTTGGCGACATCAGAGATACGCGCACGGGTGCCAAACCACTTCGTTATTGCTGTGGTTTGCTCACCAAAATCCGACTTAGCGAACGTAAGCGAATTGACGGTGATGTTCTCAAACCGTGCGATTGCCATCAGAGCACCAAAGGCTTGTACGGGCGAAGAAGCGCAGAGACACCGTAGGGAATCTCGCGCAGTGGCGTGTCAACCGTGTTGCTGCGGTTGTTATACAGATGCGTGAACAGCAACAGGCCAGCTTGCTTGATGACCGGGTAAGCACTCAAAGGACTGGCAGCAGCGGTGTACTCAGCCACGATTGGCGCGGTCATAAAGTAATTTAGATCAGTCGGCAGATTAGCCAGAATGATCTTGTTGCCGCTGTTGTCGTAGGAATAGTCAGTATTTGCCAACGTGATGAACACGCTTGGCGTATTGGCATTCCAGTAGCCAACGCGATTGATCGTGACGCCGTTATTGCCGTTGTTGCAGAACGGGCTGCTTACGGTGCCAGGACTGACTTCAGGCAAATCAAGCGACAGCGGCACGCCCCACAGAGCATTGCCGTTGTAGTACACCCGATAGCTCACCGGCATGATTGGAAGACCCAGGTAGTCCTCAATCGCCTGCCGGGTAGCAAGCTCAAGACTCTTTAGATAAACGTCCTGCGACTCATCTTCAAACAAGTTGATCTGCTGCGTGATCTCATCAAGCGTGAGCCATGCTGTCACGTTGTCGCGGTCAATCTGCTCAACCTTTGAGTAGTTGAATGGATTGCGCGTGGGCGACAGGTATGGCCCACCGTCTGAGAGAGCAGGACTTGTGGACATTACTTATCCTCAGAGCTTGATACGCACGCCAGCGAACGGGTCACGCACGGTCGAAACCACGCGCTTCTCCGCATACATCGTCACGAAACCGGGAGTGGTCTGCTCCATCATCTGAATCGAAAACTGCGTGTGGTCGCCAATGGTCATAAACCTCGGCCAGTTCGCCAGATAGATCGGATAGGTGGCAGACAAGTATGGGTTCGGAATCACCTTGAAGCCAAACAGATGCGTCAGAGAACCACCGTCATCATCGCCCGATTCAATCAGGATGGGAAGACCGGCGGTGTCCTTGATTTCGCGCAGCGACTCAATCGTGTTGGGATTGATGTGCCATGCCGTACCGGGCAGCGACCAGTATTGAGCCGGCAGCTTGGACGCAGCAGCGGTCAGGTCGTTGTAGACAATAGACGTGGTGGCCGTCTGAGTGGCAATTGTGTGGATGCCGTTGGTGATGGCCGTGCCGCTGGTACCAAACGCAGAGGTTGCACCATCAAGGTACATATCCAGTCCACGCAGGCCATTCTCAGCGCCAGTGGCGGTAGTGGTCGAGCCGCTTTGGTCGGAGTTGACGGCCATCGATGCGGCTTCGAGCTGGCTGAATTCCAGCATCATGTCTTCGACCAGCGTTTCGTCCAAGTAGTTAACGTCAGACAGAACAGCAGAGCGAATGGGCAATCGAGCAGCCACTACGCGCACCGGCAATTGCCAAATGCTTGTGTTGGTGTCAGGAGCGCCAGTGTTGTTTTGCACAACGTAGCCCCAAGGGTTGCCAGCTTGGTTGGTCGCGTTACCAGTCTTGGCAACGAACTGAGCATCCGAGCCAGACACAGCAATTTGACGCACAGCTTGCCGGAACGGGTTGGCATAACGCAAAGCAGCAAACGCATCGTCAAAGATGACGCGGCCACCGATCCCAGTGCCAGAACCCGTCAAAGCCGATGCTTCTTTCACATCCAGCTTGACTCGACGCTGTTCATAAATTGCCGTCTTCATGGCATCCAAGAATGCTTCGGTGATGGAAGCGTTTGCCTTGTCCATTGGCGTATTCCTTTTCAAGTTGCGCCCAGTGATCCCTTTCAAAGAAGCCCGTAAGACTTCTTTGAAAAGAGGGGAGCCGAAGCCCCCCACTTTATTAAGCGCCCGTAGCAGTCGAGCGATAGCGAACACCCGAGAAGGGGTCGCGCACGCTGGTTGCCAGACGCTTTTCGCCGAAGAACGTGATGAAACCGGGGGCGGTTTGATCGTAGCGACGCATGATCATGTTCAAGCGGTCGATGATCGTGTGGAAACGCGACCAGTCGCAGAAGAACATGGGGTACTTCGAGACAGTACCAGCAGATGCACCGGCAGCGTTGGGGGTGTCAACATAAGAGTTGACCACCACATCGAAGCCAAGCAGCTTGCCCACGATGCCGGGGGCTTCAGCCGGGTGCATACGCTCGAAGATCGGCGTGCCTTGGTTGTCCTTCAGACCACGAATGGCCGAGAGCATGACCGGGTTGATCATCCACTTGGCCGAGGGGGTCCAGTACTGCTGCGGCAGCGCATAGACCATGTTCACAACGTCTTGGAACGTCACGTTGTTAGCCGTGGCGAACCCGTTGGTTGTCAACTGGTCATACGTTGCCAGCGAGTGCAGGCCAGAGGTAGAGCCGGTGCCAGAAGTGCCGAACGCAGCGGTAGAGGTCGTGCCACCCGTGTAGGTTGCATTCGCACCACCGTACTGGTCCAGACCGCGCAGACCGTCAGCACCACCAGTAGCCACGGTTGATCCGGTGCCACTCTGATCCGAATTCGAGATCATCGACGCGGCCTCGGACTGTGCGAATTCCGCGAGCATGTCGTCAACCACGTTGGCTTCCAAACCATCGATGTCGTCCAGAGCCGCAGTGCGGATCGGGAACTGCACGTTGATGTCCTTCAGCACGATTTGCCAGATGGAGGTGTTTTCAGTCGTCGGCGTACCGTTATTTTGGATGCCGTATCCCCACTGGGCGCCAGCGTTGCCCGTCTTCACTCGGAACTGATAGGACGAACCATCAGTAGCCACAGTGCGAGAAATGCCGCGCAGCGGGTTGTACAGACGCAGAGCAACGAACACGGGGTCGTAAGCGGTGCGACCACCCTTACCGTCACCACCAGCGGTCAGTTGCGATGCTTCGTTCAGATAAGCCTGATACTGAGACTCATCAGCGAACATCACCAGTTCTTTTTCGAGCTGCTTGCCACCTTTGTAGAAGCTAGAAAGCTGCTCGCGCACAGAACGGTTCACATCAGCGCGAACCGACTTGGCGAGAGGACGAATGATCTCGGGAGCGTTAACAGAAGCAATCTTTGCTTCCAGAGTCGCCAGCTTCTCATTGACTTCGGCCTTAACAGCCTCAGCAATTTCAACAGCCTTCGACTCAGCAACGCCTTCGGCTTTGCCCAGCATGGACGATTGGATTTCGTCCAGCTTCTCAAAAATCTTCTCAGACATGATTAACCCTTCAAACGGTTTTCAAGATGTTTAAGAATTTCCCACTGCTCAATGGCAGAGAGCAATTCCGCTTCGGTCGCTTCCGCATCAGAATCCCTCTGTTGCGTCGCAGTTTCAAGCTCGACAGGCGCAGCATCCCGCTGTTCCAGCACGCGCTTAAAGACAGATGCGGCAGCGACCGCATCTTTTTTGATAAGCCCTGCATCCCGCAGTGCTTGCTCCAAAACTTTTAGGTCAGCAGACCCGTCCTCGCGGAAGAACTCCAGCTTGGAGACTTCGGCGCGAGGATTGTTCGGGTACATGACTACTGAGACTTCGCGGAGTCCTCCTTGCGTAATTTGGAAGTAACCTTCTTCCATATCGCCGCAAGGCGCTCCTTCAGCATCGACCATTTCGTATTCATCGGCGTAAGCTCCTACAGAAACGCCGCCGAACATTGCGGGTGACTCACACATCACCTGATACAAGTCCGAGCCAGCGGTGGTATTGAGATACAACCGACCTTCGGCAGTCATTCCTTCGTCTGTGAACTCAAACGAACTCCATTCGCCAACGGGCACCGCATCTGCGTTGTGGTTGACGAACATGGGAAGTGGCCTTCCCGATTTGCTGAATTCTTTGGCCCATTCCATGAAGCCTTCTGGCTTATAGAAGAACCGGCGACCGTCCGCGCCTTCACGCGGTCCCCAGGTGGTAACGGTCGCTTCAATCTTTCCCGTGGGTTCGGCGCTTCCTGCCTTTTCGGTCAGTCTTAGTTGCGCTTCGCACACCAACTGGAGATTCTTCATTGATGACCCCTAAGTCAATTGCTTGATTATTGTCTTGTATTTTAGGGGCGGGGCGCTGCAACAGCACCGGCACTTGCGGCTTCCTCACCATTTGGGCAAGTGCTGCCAAGTATTTTGTATTAACCATGACGAATGTCAAGTCGTGCCAATTTTGGCGCGCCTGCGTTGATTGCCGCCGCCACCGCCCGTGTCTTGCGGCGACCGGCCCGGAATCGGTTCGTTTGCGCCGCCGACATCAACAGCCAACTGATCGCCTCCCGGCATAGACGCACGGCCCAAGTATTCCCGCGCCTCATTGGGCGTGATGACGCCGTTTTTGACGCCAGCCGTGACGTAGTTCATCTGGTCCAGCGGAGCGCCGCACAAGAATTCCTGCGTGTCGAACTCAATCCGCAGCGCCGAATAATCGGCCAGCAAATGCTGCTTGAGCTTCTGCTGGACGTTGATGATCATCGGATACATCGTGGATTTGTAGAACTCATCCAGCATCGTCTGCGTATTGTTGTACTTGGAATCGGTGATCCCAATCATCGCAGGCGGCACGCCAAACAATCCGGCGATGCGCTTCATGGTCTGCATCTTCAGATTGGCCGCGTCAGCATCTTGCAGCGTCAGCATGTCGATGGGCATGTACTTCATGCCTTGGTCCAGCAGCATGCCCTGGCCCGGCTTGCTCGGGTCGGTGTTGCGCGAACCAGTCAAGCTATTCCACGCCTCTTTAAGCCGCGAAGCCAGTTCTTTGTACTTAATGTCAGGAATGACTTGCTCGGTGGTAAACACGCCGCTGGGCTTTGCGCCGTTGAGCATGATGTAGTTGGCATACAGATCGATGTCTTGATCTAGAGATGCCAACTCGACCGCAGCGATGCCCTTGTTCCAGCCAGCCGAACCCTGCCAAGGCATTTCCTTGGTGTGCATGATCTGGTAGTACTGCAACGGTTCATCTTTGTTAAAGCCGTAGCTGGGCGTGGACAGCCTGTACTCAGGATAACGCGCAGGCGTGTTCTGCACCGCAATCAGCGTGCTGTCCAACACGTACATCTCAATCGGCGTCTGGGCCGGGTTCTTTTTATCCTTGCGCCACCAGACAACAAACGATTCGCCGGACATCTCCAGCCACATCACCCACTGATACCAGAATTCGTACTGACTCTGGAACTGGTTGGGCTGCTGGAGCAGCTTGAGGACTTGAGTGGCCTTGGTTTTGTTGTATTTGCTGACGCGAGAGTCAGTCAACGCATCAACGCATGACCCATCATCAAGTTCGCACATGATTTTGATGGGAAGCTGCGCGATTGTGCGAGCTTTCAGCGCGATACAGGACGTAATCGTGCTATTGCGCTGCAACGTGGACATATCCACGATGCGGCCAGCCGTGTTAGACGCGCTGGTGGTGACGTAGAGAATCTGGGTGTTGACCGTGGGCTTCTTGTTATCCCCTTGGTAGAGGATGTTGTTGCCCAGCGTGGTCTGGCCGAACAGGGTGTTCGATTCGTCAGACTGGCCTTTTTTGCGTTTGAAAACGTCCAAAATTCCCATGTTGGCCCCCGTTTAGCTCCGATACTACCACTCAATAGTGCGGAAGCCAAACGAATCGGACACAAATACGTTGTCCAAATGGCAGTGCATAGCCATAATCAACGAAATCACCCCGTCAATCTTGGCAGACGGGTCGGCAGCATTCTTTCTTACCTTTACATTGGCGTTTGCATCAATGTAAATCTCACAGTTCCCCAGTTGCCAGCCGACAAACGGGTTGCCGTTGTGCTTAATTGCGTGCTTGAGGATTAGCTGCTCGGTCGTTTTCGACGGGTTAGAAAGCACCGCCATGCCCTGACCGACCTTCTTGACCGGCAATCCCTTGCCGTAGAGGTTGGCGACCAAGGCAGCAGCGTTATACGGGTCAAACGCGATTTCCTTGATTTCGTGCTTCTCTGCCTGCTCGCAGATGTACGTTTCGATCTCATTGAGATCAGTCACGTTGCCCTG